ATGACGGATTTCATAAGACAGCCGCGGCTGGATGTTTATAAATCGTGGCTGGTTGAAAACGCGGATTTCAGCGCGGATATGGAGTTTCCGATGCTGAAAAGGGTTGATTTTCAACCGGAGAGAGCCATTCCGTTTGACAAGGCGATACGGGCGGGGTATCATCGTCAGTGGGTGCATTTCTACACGCATAAGGATAATCGAAATTGAGTATCACGGCCTCACCGTCAGAAAGGAACGCGCATAATGGGCGGCGGGGCGGGCGGTGGCGGGTTCGGGAAGACAAAAGGCGGACGGGCGTCAAGCAAGATACACAGCGATAAGCAGGATAAGCATGTGGAGGGGACTAAGAACTTCAACCAGCAAATCGCCAATGGAAAGCATCCAAGTATTTTAACAGAAGATCCGACGGTATTGCTAAGGGAAGGTGCGGGAAAAGGGAGAAGTGCCGGAGGCAACAAAGAAGTTGTTGATTTCGGCAGAGTAATCGGGCAATTTTACGATGAAGAAACAGGGCGATATTATAGCACTACAAAGGGTGTTATTCACTATGATACATATGGCAATGCGCATATTGTGCCTGCAAGGCCAGTCAAGTTTTAGCCGCATTATTTTGAAAGGATGAGTTATGATGAGCAACGATGAGTATATGCAAATGCTTTATAAATTCAACTATGCATACGACAAAAACTTAGAACTCATTATTCATTGGAAGAACGGCTTAAAAATAAGGTGTATATCGATAACAGGCGTATGCGAGACTGATATTGAACCAGATGATGTGGATTATGCCGGTGATTATGATGCATATGTTGAAATTATTGAGTTCTTGGAAAAAGGAAACGATGATTCAATAGTTATTTTTAACGATTCCATAGAGATTTCGATGACAAGTGTTCCTGAAGAAATTGTTCTGAAAGACGGGACGGTTTTATGGGCAAGAAAGAAAGTATAAATGTAATCAATCATTCAAGCGGTTTTGGAGGATGATATTAAGTGAATAAAACAGACTATATGGAAATGCTTTTTGCCATTGACAGCGTATATACAAGCAGGATTCCTTTGATTTTATCTTGGGAAAACGGATTCAAAATCAAATGTTTGCCGTTTGTCGGCGTGGAACAAAGCAGCATGGAACCGGAAGATGAAGGTTACTACGGTGAATATTACACCGTTGTTCAGATAATCGAAACCCTGGGGCAAGGTTTGGATTCTTCTGTACCTGTATTTAATGGTTACGTTGAAATTTCACTTCTTAACGTACCCCAAAAAATTGAGATGGAAGACGGGACAGTTTTGTGGACGAGGGATAAATAGACAAGGGGGGAATAGCCATGCTTGGCCGGGAAATCATGGACGCGGTGAACGCGGAACTGGACGGGCTCTATGGGGCGGATTTTCTGAGGGATTTGAGGGAGAACATCAGGCTGTATGAGATCTACGAGGGCGACGGCGGGTTTGAGGAACCGCCGGAATACGAGCCGGCGCGGAAGCGGACCAACTTTATCAAGAAACTGATAAAGGAAGAGGCCCGCTTTTTGTTTGGCAAAACGCCGGAGGCGACGGTGTACTCGGCCGACGCGGAGGCCGCGGAAAAGCTGAGGAGGTATCTCGACGGCGCGCTGGCGGCGAACTCGTTCTCGGAGAGGCTCATCAAGGCCGCGAGGGACTGCTTTGTCGGCAAGCGCGTGGCGCTGGTCGTCGGGGCGGAGCCGGGGGAGGAGGTCTGCTTCTCGTTCCGGCCGTCGCCGGAGTTCGTGTTCGATTATGCGCAGGGGGACCCGGACCGGGTCACGAAAGCGGTGTTCGTGCACGCGCAGAGCGACACGCCGGACAGGAAACGGCAAAGGGTGTACAGGCAGAAATTCGAGATGGCCGAAGGGCGCTGCCTGGTCAGCGAGGGGATCTTCGACGGGTTTGGCGAGCCGGTGGAGATCAGGTACGACAAAGCCGACACGGGGCTTGGGTTCATGCCGGTCATAATCATACGGAACGACGGGCAGACCGGCGACCACAAGGGCGAGAGCGACGTCGCGCCGCTGAAGGAGCTGCAGAGGATATACGACGGCCTGACGTCGGACGACGCGGACGCGCTGAAGTTCAACATGTTCCCGCAGACCGTGGCCATGAACGTGGACGAGGAGAGCCTTAACAACATCAGGATCGCCCCGGCGGCGCTTATCGACGCGCACGCGGAGCCGGCGGGCGGCGACGGGGAAACGGCCAGGATATACAAGCTGGAGAGCGCGTTCAACTACGACTCGCGCATGGAAAACGCGCTGAACAGGATAAAGAGCGAGATGCACGAGCTGTTGTCGATACCGGTCGTCACGCCGGAGGAGCTGACCGGGTATATGGCGTCGGGCAAGGCCATGAAGGCCGTGTACTGGCAGATGGTGACGCGGTGCGAGGAAAAATGGACGACCTGGAGGCCGGCGCTGGAGTGGCTCTGCCTGACGATACTCAAGGTGGCGGAGGCCGCCGGGAGGCTGGAGGTAAAGATACCGGAGGATCTGACGGTGAAGGTGGACAATGTGTACCCGCTTATGGACGACGAGTACGAGGAGAAGGACAGCGACATGCGGGCGGTGGCGGCGGGGGTCATGAGCAGGAAGAGCTATATGAAGAAGTGGGACCACAAACTCGGGGAAGAGGGGGCGGAGAGGGAGCTGGAGCAGATCGCCAGGGAGAGGGGGATGCTGCAGGGAGGATGAATATGATGAGAAGTTACGCGAAGAACCAGAGGATAGACGTTTTTAGGTCGGAGCTGGCGGAGGGAGCGGATTTCAGCGGGGCTTTGGAGTTTCCGGCGCTGAGAAAGACAGATTTCAAGCCGGTACAGGCCGTTTCCTTTGACAAGGCGGCGAAAACGAAGTATTATCGGCAGTGGGTGCACTTTTATATTCACGACTACAGATTTGAAAGGGTGTGGAACAACCCTAAGCAATATCTCCCGCTGCTTAAACGGTTTGAAGGGGTAATAACGCCGGATTTCAGCTTGTACCGTGAACTGCCGCTTGTAATGCAGATGTGGAATACATATCGGAGCAGGACCATTGGATACTGGCTGCAGAATAACGGCGTGAACATCGTCCCGAATGTGCGTTGGGGAGACGAGCGAACATATGAATTCGCCTTTGATGGACTTGAACGGGGCGGGACGGTCGCTGTAAGCACATATGGGTGCATACGGAATAGGGCGGATCGGTATTACTTCGCGAAAGGCCTCGGGAAGATGGTCGAGGAACTGAGGCCGGAAACTATTGTGAATTATAGCTACACCCCGGATGATATTTTTCTGGCTTATAAAAACCGGGGAATAAACGTGATCGAGATCGAGAATTATCACGAGACCCTCGGAAAGGCGGCCAAGTAATGGGCGGCTGCGCGGGGGGCGGGGGGTTCGGGGGAACCAAAGGCAGCGGATTATATCATCAGTATTCAGGCAATCTTTTGAAAGTTAATAATCCTGATGTAAACGCTGACAAGTTGGCACAAAGAATAAAAGGTGAATCGAGCGTAAAATTTGAAAATGACCCAAATGGAAAAGAATTTGATACTGTCAGTGACAAATATATTGCAGAAACAAAACCCGCATTGAAAACATTAAATACTCGTGTAAGAAAACAGATGAAAGCGGCGTTTGAAGCGGCAAAAGCAACTGGCAGATCAGTATATTATCATTTTGATGGACAACCTGATAAGTCTGTGACCGACAAATTATACGAATATAGTACGAGATACGATGTTAAGCTAATAATAGACACGGTGCCGTTTAGAAAATAGGAGGGATATTCATGTACGAATATCATGGATGGGCAACAATAAGGGAAACTTACTTAAACGATGACAACTTTGATGAAAAAATTGATGGGATCATTGACAAAATACAAGCAGAAATAGATAAGCTCGGTCTCGACAATGGTTTACTCGACTTACGCGCCGTAAACGGCGAGTACCAGCTCCATTTATCTGGATTGCTGAATCACAGTGGACAAAGAGCAAACGATATATATAGATTTTTCGAATATATATCAAATATTGCAATCGGTTCCTATGGACTGCTCTATGTTTTTGACGACGAGGATATGAACGGCGATGAAAATGAATTTCAGGTTTATAAGCTGGCAAAAGGTAAATTTGAAAAAAAGAAAGATACATTACTATCGCCGTATATTCCTGTCGTTGAAGAATGAGCTTTATGTTTGCCGGAGGGAGGTGAACTGGAATGAACTCTGAAAATGAGATAAATGCCGGGACGGACGGCGAAAACGCGGCCGCGGCGGAGGCTTCGGGCCATGCGGAGCCGGGCGGCGCGGATTGCGGCAACGACGCGCCGGGGGAAAGGGATAAAACGGCCGGGGAGCCGGAAGATGCGGCGGCGAAAATCGCCCGGCTGGAGGCGGAGCTTGGGAGGATAAAGGCGGCGCTGACGGAGCTTGGCGGGGAGTTTACGGCCGCGGCCGACGGACGGATATACGCGCTCGTCGGCAAGCTGGTTGCCGAGAAAGAGGCCGCGCGGGAGGAGAACGCGAGGCTGCGCGTGGAGTTCGCGGTGGCGGACGCGCTACGGGCGGCAGGGGCCAGGAACGGGAAAGTCGTTGAGGCGCTTCTGGACATAAAGCGGATCGGCGTGGACGTGGACGGGAACGTGCAGGGGCTGGAGACGCAGATCAAAGCGCTCAGGCGGAGCGATCCGTATTTGTTCGAGGGCGGGGCCGCCGGAACCGGGAACGCGAGGAGCCTCGGGCGGACGCTTAAGGGCGGCGAGGCGGAGAGCCTGGGGAAAAGGCTTGGGGCGCTGGCAGGAAAGCGCGGTAGGTAAAAGATAACAGATAACAGGTAACAGGTAACAGATAACAGATAACAGATAACAGATAACAGATAACAGATAACAGGTAACAGGTAACAGGTAACAGATAACAGATAACGGGTAATGTATCCAACTTTTTTACGAGCGAGGGTCGCCAAATACGAATCTTAGATTAAAACTTCACAGGCGGAGCGCAGCAAAACGCCAGATGGCGTTTTGCGTTCTGAGCGACAGACTGTGAAGATTTTAATAAAGATTCGAATAGAGGGCGGCTTTTGTTATATGGAGCGCATATGGGGCAATAAAGTCGTTTCGATTTGAAATGAGCTGAAAACGAGCGCGGGACGACCGATGTTCAATCGCGCGAAGTTTGAAGCTCAATTTCAAACGAAACGACGATACTTGCCGCCGCGCTCCAAATTTATTTTAAGGGGTGTGTATATGGGAAAGGTCAGGAAAACGCAGGCCGCGCGGGGGACCGAGATATTGAGGTACGGTCTGTATCAGGCGGCGCCGGTGACGGTGTCGGACGCAGGGATCGCGGTTATTAACGGCGCGAAGGTCGCCAAGGCGGGGACGATCGTCGGCGGCGTCGGCGGGAAACGGCTGGCGGACGCGTCGGTCGCCGTCGCGGCGGCGAACGGGAGCGGCGCGGAGGGCGTGCTGCTCTATGACGTGGACGTGACGGACGGGCCGGCGGAGGGAAGCATGGTCGTGTTCGGATTCGTCGATTTGGCGAAACTGCCGGAAGCGCCCACGGCCGCGGCGGCGCAGGCGCTGCGGATGGTGCAGTTTTTGGCGTAATACGAATCTCAGATTAAAACTTCACAGGCATGACTGTGAAGATTTTAATCGAGATTCGTATTAGTTATTACATTATTTTAAGGGGGAAAAGGCATGGCTGGAATTTTTGATTATGTGACCGCTGCGGAGATGTGTAGCTATTACGGCGTCGTAAACGGCGGAAACGCGGCGTATCTGGGGGATACGCTGTTTCCGGCGGACAAGCGGCTTGGGCTGGATCTGAGCTGGTTCAAGGGGTCGAAGGGGCTGCCTGTGGTTCTCAAGGCGGCGGCGTTCGACACTGGCGCTCCGCTCCGGAACCGGATCGGCGTAGAGAAGGTCGAGGCGGAGATGCCCTATTTCAAGGAGGCCACGCTCATTAAAGAGCGCGACAGGCAGGATCTGAACAAGATCATTGGGAGCGGGAACCAGAGCTATATCGACCTGGTTTTGAAGCGGATATTCGACGATAACCTGGCGCTTATCGACGGGGCCAGGGCGCAGCTCGAGCGCATGAGGATGCAGCTTTTGTCCGACGGGGGCATAGAGATCGCGTCGAACGGGATCGCCTTGGAGTACGACTATCAGATGGACCCGATGCACGTCGGGACGGCGGCGGCGCCCTGGAGCGACACGGAGGGGTCGAACCCCGTCGAGGACTTGCAGGAATGGATGGACGTCATCGAGAACGACACCGGCGTGAGGCCGGCGCGGGGCATATGCTCGCGCAAGACGTGGAACTATCTGCTGAGGAACAAGGCGATAAAGGCCGACCTCTCGGCGACGGCGGGGGACAGGCTGTTCGTGCTCGACGACGTGATGGCGCAGTATCTGATGAGCAGGCTGGGGCTGGACATGAAAATCTACGGCAGGAAGTTCATCGACGAGGCGGGCGCGCCGACGGCGTTCTACCCGGACGGGCGCGTGACGCTGATGCCGGAGGAGGCGCTCGGGACGACGTGGTTCGGCACGACGCCGGAGGAGTCCGACCTTTTGGGGAGCGCGGCGGCGAACGTATGCGTCGTGGAGACTGGGATCGCCGTCACCACCGTGAAAAAGACCGACCCGGTGAACGTGGAGACGAAGGTCACGATGATCGCGCTGCCGTCGTTTGAACGAGTAGACGAAGTATTTATAGGCAAGGTGTGAAAAAATTACGGGTAATTAACGGGAAAATTACTTTTTACCGGATTAAGGACTGAAAGATAGGTGGATTTTTTGCCTGGGTTTTGCATTTTCGATGACACCGTGCTTCTTTTCGTAAAGCTCGACACAATTGCGGATGAGAACAAGAATTTCGCTGTTCGCGGAACGGCCGTCATATGAGGCGACAACGTGCAGCTTGTTTAGGAGTTCGTCATCTATCCTAATAGAGAGGCTTTTCATGGACAATTCGAATGCTCCCCGGACAAAAATGGTGTTATGTTATTCTATAACGTCTTTTTGTTCCGGGTGAACATTTGAATGCAAAATATGTCTACAATGCGGCTATTCATTGAGCACCAACAGAGTACCTTCGAAAACCAATTAATCCCAGTTGTCACCCTGAGCGAAGCGAAGGGTCTTAATCCCAAAATTGCGACGTAACTATGGGGGGAAGATTCTTCGCTAACGCTCAGAATGACAGCTCCTATACGGTTTTCGACTTTCCGAGGGAACTCACAACAGTATGGGGAGGTATTTGGTATGAAAAAAACCGGGTTTGAGGAGTTAAAGAGAACAGAGACCGGGAGCGGCAAAACGGCGAAGGATACGCCGGCAGAGGGAGCAAAGGCGGGTGAGGCGGTTGGAAGCGGAGCCGAGGCAAACAAAAGCGGCGGAAGAGGAAGAGGCAAGGCAGCTGGAGCGGCGGGAAAAGGCGGAAAGGCTTAAACTGATCCTGAGGGAAAAGAACGAGCCGTTTTTCAGCGACGAGGAGATCGTTTTTATGCTGCAGGAGGCGGACTGGGACATACGGAAGGCGGCTTACGCGGGATTTCTGCGCAAGGCGGAGGACGATTCGCTGAGGATGCCGTCGGGCTTGAGCGCGCCGAGCGGCCGGAAATACTGGCTCGCCCTGGCGGGGAAGTACAGGCGGAACCGGGGCGGGGAGATAAAAGCAGGTAACAGATAACAGATAACAGATAACAGAGAACAGAGAACAGGTAACAGGGAACAGGTAATAGGTAACAAGAAAGGGAGCGGTCGATGTGGACATCGGGCGAGAACGGCTGGCGGCGGCGGTCCGGAGGGCGGTCAGGAGGCTTCCGGACACGGTCGTCGTGGAGAGGGCCGCGCGGAACGAGTTCGGCGAGCCGGACAGATGGGAGTTCGTGGCCAGGCTGAAGGGGCATTTCTATGTAAGGAAGAACGCCTATATCTCGGAGGTGCTGACGGAGGCCGGAAGCGCGAAAACGAACAACACGGAGAGGTTTTTGACCGCGGCGGACGGCGATGCCCGGAAGGTTAGAGAGGGCGACGAGTTCGCGATATACGGCGTGAGGTACAAAATCACGGACGTCGGGAACGGGCTGGACGTATATTTTGACTTTTCGCTGGCGAGGGTGTGATGTTCTGGACGGGATCAAAGTGGACGCGCAGGAGGTGCTGCGCGGGCTGGAGCGGCATTTGGGCGAGGCTATGGCCGGGATCGGGGAGTACGGGAAGCAGGCGGGGGAGCGGCTCGCGGAATGGGCCAGGAACCCGCCGTTTCCGTACGCGCCGGAGAAGCAATACACGGAGAGGGAAATTGTGTTGTTCAAGACGCTCGCGCGAAGGGGGCGGCGACTTCGCCGTCCGGTATCGGCGCGCGCGGGCGGGCCGTACAAGTGGCGCGACAGGACGGGCGAGGCCAGGAAGAGCATCGCCGGCGGCGCGGCGTGGGACGGCGCGGGGCTGGACATATACGTGAGCGGCGGGACGGAGTATTTCCGGTATCTGGAGCTTGGGAACGAGAAGCGGTTCGCCGTGCTGGCGCCGGCGGTAAATGCGCTTGCACCGGTGATTCTGGAGCAAGTGCGGGCTGACAAATAATTTGACGGCGGAGAGCGGAGGAAACGGGCGCGTGTTTAAGAGGATATACAGGCGGTTGAAAGAGGCGGGGATCGACGTTTACTCCTCGGGGCAGCACGCGGGGATATGCCGGACGCCGTATGTGGTGATCAGAGACGGCGGGCAGAGGGCGTTCCTGGCGTCGCTTCTGTGCGGGACTGTCGAGATCCTGGCCTATTTCCCGGCGGAGAGGTTTTCGGAGATGGACGGGTTTGTCCGGGAGGTCAAGGAGGCCTTGAAAAAGCTGGCCTTTTTGAAGCCGACCGGGGACGAGACGCCGGTGTTTCTGGACGAGCGAAAAAGGGCTTACTCGACGGGAATAGCGTATCAGATATACAGGGCAAAGGGGGATGGCTATGGCTTTTGACAACACCGTGGAAAAGGCGCTGATCGGCGTGGCGATGGTCGTGCTGACGGCGGAGGATGGGAAGAGGTACACTTTTTCCACCTCCACGCGGGCGAACGCGAAGATCGTGATCGAAGCGGGCAAGAAGATCGAACTGGTCATAAAGGGCGTGCTTAAGGCGCAGAAAAAGTTCGACTCGGCCATAAAGGGCGTGGACGTGGAGTTCGACGACAACATGTTTCTGCCGGAGGTCGTGGCGCTGCTGCAGGGCGGGAGCATCGCGAGGGACGGGAACGGGAATTTCCTGTCGTATACGCCGCCGGCGGCGGGGAGCGCGCCGAATCTCGGCAAGTTCGACGTGGACATATACACCGAGGAGACGGACACCAGCGGGGAGATCATCGGGTATGTGCGGCTGGCGCTGCCGAACGGGAAGGGCGAGCCGGTGGAGCTGACCTTCGACGACAGCAGGTTTTACGCGGCGAAGTACACGATATCCACCGCGCCGTCGCCGGGGCAGGCGCCCTATGTCATCGAGGCGGTTGAGCGTTTGCCGCTGGCGGAATGAGGTGGGTGCCGTGACGGTCACGGGAATTGAGGAACTCAAAAAGTACGCCGGCGGGGAAATCGTGGAGCTTCCGCCGTTTGCCCGCGGGGAGAGGTTCTTCGCCAGGCTGAGGCGGCCGTCGCTGCTTGGGCTCGCCGCGCGCGGGAAGCTGCCGAACGGGCTGCTCAGGGCGGCGGCGGGGCTCTTCGGCGGAGGGGGCGCCGGCGGGCCTTCGGAGGCGGGGTTCAGGGAGCAGTGCGAGGTGTTCGAGGCCATGGCGCGGGAAGCGTTGGCCGAGCCGACGTGGGAGGAGCTTGAGGAAATCGGCCTGGAGCTCACGGACGCGCAGATTTTGGCGGTTTTCAACTATACGCAGGCGGGGATAAAGGCGCTGGAGCCCTTTCGTGGCGTCCCGGCAGGTGATGAGGGTGCTGAGGCTCGGAGCGGAGTACGGGGAGCGGCCGAGCCGGTTGATTGGGATTGAGGACGGGTATACGGCGTTTTGTTTCGACGAGGCCTGCGGGTTCATATCGGGGAAGCTGAGGGAGAGAGACGCTAAGGAACCCGCGCGGCGGGAACGCGCGGGGGCTGGGAACGCCGGCGCTGGGGATCTGGTGGAGTATTTGAGGGGGTTCGGGAAGTGATTGCTTGGCGGTAAACGTAGGCACGGCGGTGGCGTACCTGACGCTGGACACCAGCGGGTACAGGGACGCGGTCGCGGCCGCGGGCGAGACTATGCGGCAGTTCGCGCAGTCGTCCGCGGCGATGGGAGAGAGCATAGCGGCCCTCGGCGCGGGGGCGCGGGACGCCGGGGCGCAGGTCAAGGCCCAGGCCGCCGCAATCACGGGCGATTACCAAAAGCTCGGCGAAGCGTTCAGGGCCGGGCAGGCGGCGGACAGCGCCTTTTTCAGGGGGGAGTTGGCGGCGCGCCTGACGGCGGCCGACGAAAACGAGGCGGCGCTGAAGGCGCGGTACGACAAAGGCGCGGAGGACTATAAGGCGGCGGAGACGCTAAAAACCGCGAACCTGACGGCCGAGCTCCGCAAGCAGGAGCGGGAAGTCAGGCTGTCGCAGGACGCGAACGCCGCGGCGCTGAAGGAATATGTGCCGGTCTGGTATTCGGTCGGACAGGAGTACGCGAATATGCTGCTGTCGGGGATACAGGCCACGCGGGACCGGATAGTCTCGTATTTGACGGATATCGCGAGCGCGGTGGGTTCTGCCGGCGGCGGAGGGGACGTTTCCGTCGGGGCCTACGCGTCGGGCACGGGCGGCGCGGCGCCGGGGCTGGCCGTCGTCGGCGAGGAAGGGCCAGAGCTCGTGGATTTCTCCGGAGGAGAGCAAATACTGAGTTTCCGGGAGAGCGCGGCGCTTCTGAACGAGACGGCGGCGGCGTTTGGGGCGGCGCAGAGCCTGGCGGCGGATTATGCTTTCGGCGGCCCGGCGGGCTTATTGTATACCGGCGCAGGAGTAAAAGAGATAGACTACAGGAGACTGGCGGAGGAGATCGCAGGGGCCGTGAAGCCGTCGTTGACGTACAGCCCGACTTATAACAGCCCGGTCGAGATGAGCGTAGCGGAGATGAGACGGATGGATCGGGTCAGCGCGGAGCGGATGGGGTTCGGGTTTTAGAATGGTGTTGACATGGGGAGAATAAGGGTGTAAGATCAGCGCATACAAAAACCAGCGAGGCGTTGCCGGTAACAACGCCTCGCTGGGTGCTAGCGCAACCGTTGTAAAGACGGCCAGGCGAAGGCATTACAGAGCCGGATTTATCGGCAAAGCATAGCCGCTAACCTAATTGCAGCAGGGGCGGCTATTGTTTTTTGTTGCGATTGTGGTAAGTCAACCAGGCAAGCAAAAGCATACCTGAGTTTATTACCGCGCTCACGACCTCAAACAAAGTCATGGGCATTCCTCCTTTGTGAATAGCGACATCATGACGTTGTGGAGTTCAGCCCGGCCGTCCATATGCAATTGCGCTTAAAGACATTATTACACTTTATTATTGGGTTGTCCAGAAAATACAAGAAAACCTGACAATATATTAGTAAGCAGCCCTGCTGGGGCTGACAGTTCGGTTTATGCCGAACTGTCAGCCCATGCGTCGGACTGCTTTTTTCATGTTTTTTTTTGGGAGGCGGGGCAGCCATATGTTCAAGCTGGAATATATCAACGGCGACGGGGATTCCATCTACTTCGGCGACGAGGTCCCGTACAGGATCGGCGGCGGCGCGCCGGAGTACGTGTTCCGGGAAAACACGAACTTTTACTTTTTGTCGCAGAAGGGCATGGACGGGGCGGCGGCGGAGGCGATGCTGCTGAAATCGCCGTATCAGAGGGGGCAGACCTGGGCCGGAACCAACGTGGACGAGAGGCTTGTCACCGTGGAGGCGGCGCTGGTGGCGGAAAGCCTGGAGGAAGAGGAGCGGCTGAGGCGGAAGCTCATCGGAACGATGAACTGTCTGCAAAGCGGGCGGCTCGTGGTCTACGGAAACACATTTGTAAAGGCGTTCCCGGAGGTGAGGATCGTCTCGGGACCGACGTTTCGGGATCAGGACTACGGCGCGCCGGACGGGATACTGTTTTTCGGCTTCATCGCCGTCGTGCCGGGAAATTTCCTGGAGGACTACGAGGCTCTCGCCTTCGACCTGACGGAGGTCGTCCCGGCGTTTGAGTTCACGCTGGAGTTCGCGCCGGACATCATCTTCGGGGAACTGACCAACGGAGCCGTGCGGATCGTCAACGACGGGGACGCGGAGGCGCCGCTCGTCGTCGAGATACCGGGGCCTGTGCTGACGCCTTCGCTGACTAACCTGTCCACGGGGGAGTACATACGCGTGCACACGCCGATTCTGGCCGGAGAGGTGATGACCATAAACACCGCGTTCGGGAAAAAATCGGTCGTGATAAAAGATCAGAACGGGAACGAGCGCAGCGCGTTCAACTACATCGACCTGGACAGCGTGTTCTTCCAGCTTCGCGCCGGGGAGAACAACATCAGGTTTTTGGCGGAGGAAGGCAACGATACGGCTAAGGTGAGGATCTACTATAAACGGTTGTATCTGGGGGTTTGACTATGGCGGAGTGGTCTAGTTTTTTCAACAGCCTGGACGGGGACAGGCGGTATACGGCGGCGCAGTTCGTGGAGTATTTCGCGTCGTTTATCGGCAACGGCGTGTTCTGGGGCGGGAATTATCTGAAGGTGGACGCGCTGACCGGCATGGACGTGCAGGTCGGCGTCGGCAAGGGGTTTATCAACGGGTATTACTACAGCAACCAGGACACGGCCAAGAGGACCACTCTGGGGCCGGCGCACGCGACGCTGCCGAGGGTGGACAGAGTGGTTTTGAGGCTGGATCTGAGCCAGAGCGGGCGGGCGATAACCGCCGTCGTGAAGCCGGGGACGCCGGCCGCGTCGCCGGCCGCGCCGGGCCTTCAGCGTGACAACGCGGCGTGGGAGCTTGGGCTGGCGGACATCAGGGTCAACGCGGGCGCGGTGTCCGTAGTGCAGAGCAACATCACCGATCTGCGGCTGTCGAGCCAGTATTGCGGGGTCGTGGCGGGGTTGATAAACCAGCCGGATCTGAACGGCATTTTTAACCAGTACCAGGCGAAGTTCAACGAGGTTACGACCGGCTGGGACACCTGGTTCACGGCGGCCAAAGCCGACTATCCGTCCTGGAAGAGCGCGAAAGACGCCGAGTGGACGGCGCTTAAGACCGCGTTCCAGGGTTGGTTCGATCAGGTCAAAGCCGACCTCTACGCGCAGTCCAACACGGATTTCGAGGACTGGAGCCGCAGGGCGGGGTATAAAAAGACGGTGACGTTCGCGCCGGACGGGAACATCAGCGAGAGCATAACGAACGTATCGAACGCCTCCACGCTGGCGACTCGGACGACGACGTTCAACGCGGACGGGAGCATCACCGAAAAGGTGACATGGAGCGACCCGGCGCTGACGGCGACGAAGGTGACTGCGATCGGGACGAATACGGTGACGGAGACATACAGCTAACGGGCGATTAATAATCGCCCCTACAGGTTCTAAAGGATGGTGAGCGGATACGGTGGGAGAGCGGAAAAATATCCGGGTGTTCAGCCCGGGATTTGAGTTTTTGTGCGAGATAGACGATTACGAGCAGCTGCTGCTCCATCGGGTGTTCGCGGGGTACGGGGATTTCGAGATAAGGATAGGGGCGTCGAAGCCAAACGCCGGGTATCTGAAGCCCGGCAACATCATATCCCTGGACGCTGGGCCGGCCGGCTCCGTCCGTTCCGCCGGCGAGGAACTGCCCGGGTATGCGGTCGGCCCTGGCCGTTCCGCCGGCGCGGAACTGCTCGGGCATGCTTCCGGGATCATCGAATATTGGGAGCGGACGCAGGACAGGAAATCCGAGGGCCTGAGCGTAAAGGGGTATACGCTGGAGCGGGTGCTGAACAGGCGGATCACATATCCGGCGGCGGGAGCGGCCTTCTGGGAGATGACCGGGCCAGCGGAGAGCGTGATCAAGGCTCTGATAAACCGGAACCTGGGCGCGGGCGCGGAGGCCGGGCGGGCCATACCGGAGGTCGCTGTGCCGCAGGACAAAGGCCGCGGCGCCGTTGTGACCGTGCAGACGGCTTACAGGCCGCTGGACGAGGAGGTCAGGCGCGTGTGCATGGACGCGGGCGTCGGGATCGCGGTGAATCTGGACGCGGCCGGGAAGAAATTCACGGCGGAGGTCGTTTTCGGCGCGGACAGAACGGCCGGCCAGAGCGCGCTGCCGCCGGTCGTCTTTTCGGCGGAGTTTGACAATATCCTGGAGCAGAAACTCGTGGAGAGCGCGCTGGACTACCGGAACACCGCGATAACCGGCGGAAAGGGTGACGGCGTGACGCGGGAGATAGTCACGGTGTATGAAAACGCGCCCGTCGCGGGGATGGATCGGAGAGAGATGTTCGCGGACATACGGGACAGCGCGGTCACGAGCGCGATGCTTCCGGACAGGGGCCGCGAGGCGCTGGGGATGCGCCCCGCCGTGGCCGCCCTGGACGGGAAGGTGAACCCGTTCCACAGCCTGGTCTACGGACGGGACTATTTCCTGGGGGACATCGTGACGCGCGCATACGGTTTGGCAGCGCTGGACACGCGTATCACGGAGGTAACGGAGGCATGGGACGCGAAGGGGTATACCCTGGAATGCGTGTTCGGGAACCGGATGCCGACGTTACTGGACAAGATAAAAGGGGGGATCGGGCAATGAGCTGGGCGGAGGTCAGGAAAATTAACGGCGACATGACGACGGCGCTGGACGTCACTCTGGGCAAGCGAGAGGACGCCGCCGCCGCGTCGGTGAACACGACGAATACGGCGCTGGCGTATCTGAAAGGCATATTCGGCAACACGGCCGCAGCCGGCGCGGCGCAGTTCACGGCCAACGGGACGTTTACCGTTCCGGCGAACACGGGCGTGATATACATTACGGCGATCTCGGCCGGCGGCAACGGCGGCCCGGGATACAGGCAGTACGGCGGGGGCGGGGGATCCTGCGGAAATTTCGTGATCCGGGCGCCGTTCTTCGTGACGCCGGCGCAGCAGCTCGCCGTTACGGTCGGGACGGGCAACACGGTGATCGGGAGCCTGCTGACTTTGGTAAAGGGTTCCGCAGGCGGGGCCGCTTCTTCCGCCGCGGTCGGAACAGGCGCGAAGAACCAGACCGCGAGCGGAGACTACGGCGCGGGCGGCCCCGGCGGCTCGCGCAGCGCAAGCCCCGTGACATTCGCCGGACCGGGGACGCGC